TGATACTGAAAACGATAAGTCTAATGCGTATGGTTTCTCATTGCCAAAAGGTACTTGGATGATTTCAATGAAAGCAGACAATGACCAAGTTTGGCAAGATGTTAAGGATGGCAAAGTGAAAGGTTTCTCTATTGAAGGATACTTTGCTGATAAATTAGAAATGGCTAAAGAAGAAGAAATTGTTAACCAAATTATTTCAATACTTAAAGATGGCGAAGAATAAGAATAGCTCTCCAGTAGGTGGCAATCGTGCTTGCTTATGCGAAGATGGTACATATAGCAAAGATTGTTGCAAAGGAGAAGAAATCAATCAAGGGATTGGATCGTTAGTTGGACAAGGAAGTTCTTCTAACATTGTAAATACAAACGAGCCAAGAACTATTGTACGAGTAAATCAATAAATAAATAAATAAGTATGAACTACAAAAACAAGTTAAACCAAATCAAAGCGTTACTTGCTTTAGAGGTTAAGCTTGCTCAAATGAAGCTTGAGGATGGTATTACTATCGTTGAAGCTGAAGCATTTGAGCCTGATTACTCTATTGGAATTGTAACTGCTGATGGAATTGTACCTATGCCAGTTGGTGAGTACAAATTGGAAGATGGTAACATCTTGGTTGTTGAAGTTGAAGGAATTATTAAATCTATTGCTCCTGAAGCAGAAGAAGAAATGATGCCTGAAGCAGAGCATCCAGCTGCTGAAGTTACCGAGCCACAATTAGAGGCAGAGCCACAAGCTCCATCTCCAAAGCGTATTGTTGAATCAGTTTCAAAAGAAACATTTTTTGAGGCTGAAATCGAAGCATTAAAGACTGAATTAGCTGCTATTAAAGCAGAGAACGAATCTTTAAAAGCATCTAAAGAATCACTTGAGGTTGAATTATCGAATGTAGAAGCTGGTGCTGAAGCTATCGTTACTAATCCTGAAGCAGAAGTAAAAGTAAATTCATTTAAAGTATCAAAGAATCGCCATCGTTCAATCGAGGATTCAGTTTTTTCAAAAATTTTTAACAAATAATTATTAAATAATGGCTACTACAACAAGCATTACAACAACTTATGCTGGCGAATTTAAAGACCAAATTATCGCAGCAGCATTGTTATCAGCTCCAACTATCGAAGCTGGTGGTATTACAATCAAACCAAGTATCAAGTACAAAGAAGTTATCAAGAAATTATCTACTGATGCAATCTTGAAAAACGCTTCTTGCGACTTTACTGCTACTTCTACAGTTACTTTAACTGAAAGAATTTTAGCTCCTGAAGAGTTCCAAGTTAACTTACAACTTTGCAAGAAAGATTTCCATTCAGATTGGTTATCAGCACAACAAGGATATGGTGCATTTGATGTATTGCCATCTTCTTTCCAAGATTTCTTGGTAGCTCACATTGCTGCTAAAGTTGCTGCAAAGAACGAAACTAACATCTGGACTGGTGTTAACGCTAACGCTGGTGAGTTTGATGGTTTCGCTACATTATTAGCTGCTGATGCTGCTTTGCCAGCTGCTCAAGAAGTTGCTGGTACTACTGTAACTGCTTCAAATGTTGTTGCTGAATTAGGCAAAATCGTTGATGCAATTCCAGCTGCACTTTACGGAAATGATGGCTTGTACTTATATGTTTCTCAAAACATTGCTCGTGCTTATGTTCGTGCTTTAGGCGGATTTGCTGCTTCAGGTTTGGGTGCAAATGGTACAAATGCAATGGGTACTCAATGGTACAACAATGGATCTTTATCATTTGATGGTGTTAAAATCTTCGTAGCAAACGGATTGGCTGCTAATACTGCAATCGCTACAACTAAAGATAACTTGTTCTTCGGTACTGGTTTATTGACTGATATGACTGAAGTTAAAGTTATTGATTTAGCAGACATCGACGGTTCGGAGAATGTACGCGTGGTTATGCGAATGACGGCTGGTGTACAATACGGAGTAGTTGAGGATATCGTAACTTACGGTATTACTAACTCTGCTAACTAATTAGCATCTTAATAGCTCCTCGTTAATTCGGGGAGCTTATTTTACCAATCATTTAAATTTATTAAAATATGGCTTGTGATATTTCACTCGGTAGATTAGAGCCTTGCAAAACAAGTAATGGAGGTTTAAAAGCCGTTTACTTTGTTAACGAAGGCGATGCTACTGGAGTAACATACGATGTTACGGATACGGATGCCATTTCTGCGGTAGCGGGTACTCCAACTGCTTACAAATATGATTTGAAAGGAAACTCATCTTTTGAGCAAACAATCACTTCATCTCGTGAAAATGGTACTACTTTCTTCGAGCAAACTCTGAATTTGACTTTGAAGAAATTAACTATTAAAGACCATAAGCAAATCAAATTGCTTTCTTATGGCAGACCACAAGTTATTGTAGAAGATAACAATGGTAACTTATTCTACTGCGGATTAACTCACGGAATGGAAGTTAGTGGCGGTACAATCGTTACTGGTGCTGCAATGGGTGACTTGTCTGGATACACTTTAGTATTGTCAGGACAAGAGCCAGTTCCAGCTAACTTCTTGACTACTACTTTAACTGCTGCTGGTTTTACAATCGTGTCGGGGGTTTAGTTTTTTGTGTTGTTTGAGGTTTGAAAATTGGGAAGCAGATGTCTTCCCTTTTTTCATTTAAAAACAAACCTATACTATTATCGTTTATTAATTATGATAATCTTAAAAGAATCAGCATTGTCTCAAGTGGTAAAATTTATACCAACAAGAGGAGCATCTGCAAATAAGTTATATTTACGGAATGAATCTACTAATGTAGAAGTTGAGTATTCTATTACTTGTACTGCTGAGAGTTTTTATTTAAAATTTAGTAAGATTGTCGCTTTAGAAGAGGGGCATTTTTACACAATGACTATCAAGAATAATACGGATTTAGTGTATCTTGATAAAGTATTTTGTACTAACCAAGATATTGATACATATTCAGTTAACAAAGATGAATATGTGGCACACAATCAAAACATAATTTTCTATGAGTAATATTCACTTTGTAGAACTGGAGGCTTACAAAGCTCCAAAGTCTATTGAGAGCAACAAAAAAGACTGGGTTGAGTTTGGAGATAATAACGACTATTATACTTTCTTAAACGATAGATATAACGGATCGACAACTAACAATTCAGTTATAAACTCAATATCAAAGCTTATTTATGGTAAAGGATTAGATGCTACTGATTCTAATCGTAAGCCTAATGAATATGCTCAAATGAAAATGTTACTTCGCAAGGATGTTGTGAAGAAATTGGTAGTTGATTACAAGCGTTTAGGTCAAGGATATTTGCAATTAATTTACAACAAAGCTAAAAATGCGATTGTAAAAGTTGAGCATATTCCTACAATGAATATCAGAGTAGAAAAATGCAATGAGAAAGGAGAGATTACTGGTTACTATTATAGTGATAATTGGACTGACACGAAGAAGTTTCCGCCAAAGCGTATTCCAGCTTTCGGATATGGAGATAAGACTTTAGAGTTAATTTGTGTAGGCAATTATACTATCGGACAAAAATACTATTCCAATGTTGACTATTTAGGTGCTTTGCCTTATGCTCAATTAGAGGAAGAAATTGCAGACTATTTAATCAATGATGTACAAAATGGCTTTGCTCCTACTACTATTATTAATTTTAATAACGGAATTCCCGATGAAGAAAAACAAGCCTTAATATCAAACGATGTTAAGCGTAAGACTTCGGGATCGCACGGAGTTAAAACTATTGTTGCATTTAATAACGATGAAACGAAGAAAACTACGATTGATTCAGTTCCGTTAAACAATGCTCCAGAACATTATCAGTATTTAAGCGAGGAGGCAAGAGGCAAGATATTATTAGGACACGGAGTAACATCAGGTTTGCTTTTTGGTATTCCATCAGCTAATGGATTTAGCTCAAATGCTGATGAATTGAAGAATGCTTTTGTCTTATTTGATAATATGATTATCAGACCATTCCAAGAGAATTTATGTGATATGTTTGACCAAATTTTGGCATTTAATGGCATATCTTTGGATTTATACTTTAAAACGCTTCAGCCTTTAGAATTTACGGATTTATCTCCAGTAATGGACAAGGCAGCAATGGAAGAAGAAACTGGTGTAAAGCTTTCATCTCATATTGACCAATTAGACATCGAAGAATTCGGAGAGGAGATTGATTTAACTGAATGGGAATTGATTGATTCAAGACCAGTTAATTACGAAGATGAGGCTCGTTTAGATGCAGAGCTTGAGGCTTTAAATAATCCTGATAAATCCTTAATGGCTAAAGTTTGGGAGTTTGTAACTACTGGAGTTGCAAGACCAAATTTACCAAGTGAAATGGATGGCAAATTGTTTATGAGCCGTTATCGTTATAGTGGCGAATTATCTGCAAATTCAAGAGAGTTTTGCAGAAAAATGATTAACGCGAATAAGTTATATCGTAAAGAGGATATCGAATTGATGAGCCAAAAGCCTAACACAAATGAAGGTTGGGGACCAAATGGGACTAATACTTACGATATTTTCCTTTACAAAGGAGGAGGAGCTTGCCATCATTTTTGGACAAGAGAAACTTACAAGAGATTTACCGATCCAAGAAGAAAAGGAGCAAAAGAAATAACTCCAGCAGAGGCAAGAAAAGCTGGCGAGATATTGCCTACGGTTAATAAAAAAGTATATCAAAAGCCTATTGATATGCCAAATCAAGGTTTTTTAAATAGATAATAGAGATGGCTAAATCAGGTATATATAAAATAATAAGCCCATCAGGGAAAATATATATTGGTCAGTCCTCTAATATTGATAGAAGAATGATTGAACATAAATATAATTCTAAAACTAAAAATTTAAAATTATATGCTTCAATAAGGAAATATGGAATTGAAAACCATAAAATAGAAATTATTTTTTTGTCAAATGACAAAGATGAAAAAAACAAAATGGAAAGTTTTTATATTAAACAATTTGATACAATTAATAATGGATTAAATCATGTTGATGTATTAAATAATACTATGGGGTTTTTAGGCAAAAAACATT